TTAGGCCCGAGGCTTTTTTAGAGACTGATTCTCGAAAATGCATTTCTTTCTTTGATAACAACAAAACAAGCCGCTCAAATTTTTGGTGTAACGGTTCGCCGCATTGATCAGCACGTTAAAGACGGCGCACTGGTTCGGCCTAAGCCCGGATTTGTTTCGTGCGAGTCCCTCGCCGCCCTGCTTAAAAAAGAACGCGACGAAAAAACCGAAGACGTTGCCGATTACGAGGCCGACAAGGCGCGAAAGATGAAAGCCGACGCGGACCTAGCCGAACTGCTTACAGCGAAGGAAGGCCGCAAGCTCGTCGAGATCGCCAAGATTGAGCGGCGGTGGGCAAACGCACTGAGCGGGCTACGCGGAAAATGCATGGCGATGCCTGCGCGGATTGGGCCGATGGTGGTGATTGCGAAGAGCGCGGGCGATGCGACGAAGCTAATCGAGTCAGAGCTGCGCGACGCCTTCGACAGTATCGCGGACGCTGGGCCGGATGGCGGCGAGGATGACGAGGGCGAAGCCGAATGAGCCAAGCCATCAAAAAGTATTGCCGTGCCAACGATAGGGCCGCGCTGGTTCGGGCGTGGAAGTTCCTGCGTTGGCCGATGAAGATGACCGTCGCCGAGTGGGCGGAGAAATACCGCATCCTCTCGCGTGGTGCATCGTCGGAGCCTGGCAAATATCGATGCGACCGCGTGCCGTACCAGCGCGAGATAATGGAATCTTTCACCGCGCCGGACGTGCGGGAAACGGTGCTTTGCATCGCCTCGCAGGTCGGGAAAACCGAGCTGATGAATAACCTCATCGGCTACATGATTCACGCCGACCCGTCGCCGATCTTGGTCAAGTACCCGACGCTTGACGCATCGAAAGGCTACTCGAAGGAGAAGCTCGATCCAATGATCCAAGATACGCCGGTATTGGCTGCGCTGATACAGGACGCGAGGTCGCGTGACAGCGGGAACACCATTTTGCAAAAGAGTTTTCCAGGTGGGTTTATCCGCATCGCCGGTGCCAACTCACCGAGCGGGTTGCGGCGAGCATCGTGCCGCGTCGTGCTACAGGATGAAATCGACTCCGACCCATTCTCGGCGGGCGAGGAGGGCGACCCATGCGCGCTTGCGGATCGCCGCGCATCCAATTTCTCGAACGCGGTCAAGGTCAAGATGTCCACGCCGACGGTCAAGGGCCGGTCAAAGATTTGGTCGCTCCTTGAAGATTCCGACTTTCGCACATGGCGTGCGCTCTGCCCTCACTGCAACAAGGCGCAAGAGCTGACATGGGCGGGCGTGCGTTGGGACAAGGACGCAGAGGGCAAGGCAATGCCGGAAACGGCCTACTACTTGGGCGAGTGCGGCTGCCGGTGGACTGACCTTGACCGGCAGCGCGCAATCGTTCGCGGGCATTGGCAGGCACGGCAACCGTTCAAGGGGCGGCGCGGATATCACCTGAGTGGGCTTTACCGGCTCATGGGTCACAAGCCGCAGTTTACCTCCATGCTCCATGAGTTTGCGGTTGATTTCCTCGAATCGAAGGCGGGCGGCCCCGAGCGCATGAAGCCTTGGATGAACACGTTTTTGGCTGAACCGTCGGAAGAAGAATTTGAAAAGCTGGACGAGAAGTCGGTGCTGGCGCGCGCCGAGGATTACAACCCCGACGAGGTATTGCCCGCTGGCGTGCTGCGCATCGCGGCGGGTGCCGACGTGCAGGATGATCGAATCGAATGCGAGTTCGTCGGCTACGGCGAAGGGGAAGAAACGTGGGGGCTCGGGTATTACGTTATCCACGGCGACACGCAGGCAGACAAGGTGTGGGAGGAGTTAGACTTGCTCCTCGCGAAAACCTTCAAGCACCCCAGCGGCAAGACCATGGGCGCGGCCACGACGTTCATTGACTCGGGGGCGAAGCAAGACCGCGTCTTGCAGTTCACCGGCCCACGCCGGTCGCGTGGTATCTTCGCGTCGAAGGGGCAAAACACTATCGGCAAACAGATCCCGATCATGCAGCGCAAGCCATCGATCAACAACAAGCGCAAGGTGCACCAGTGGATGGTCGGCGTGACGGCGGCCAAGACGGTGATTTATTCGCGCATCATGCTCCCGGTTCCTGGGCCTGGTTCGATGCACTTCCCGAAGGGCCACGGGTACGACACGCGGTTTTATCATCAGCTGACGAGCGAGAAGCGGATGACGCGGTACAGCCATGGACGGCCTTATTACATTTACGAGGCTGGCAACCGGCGCAACGAGCCGCTGGACATTCGCGTTTACGCGCTCGCCGCTCACCGCCGCTTGACGTTCGACACGGTGGGAATCCTTGCCGAAATGGCGGCGATCCCCAAGCCGGAACCAGTCGTCAAGGATTCCTTGACAGCTGAGCCCGCCGCCGAGTCTCCCGAGCGCATCGTGGGCAACATTGTCGTGGAGCGTGCGCCAATCCCGCAGCCGAGTTCAATCCTGCCTGCCTACGTCCCCATTTCACAAAGGCGCGGCGCGGGTGGCGATGGTGATTCGGTGTTTAGTCGCTAATGGTTGACGTGGGCAAGGGTATCGAATAAGCCGATACCATGAAGATCACCGCCACCGTTGACATTAAGCCGGTCGAAACCTTTTTCGGCCAGCTTGCGGTGGTGCTGCGCAAGAACGTCCCCGAGACGATCAGGGGCGAGGTGAAGCACATCATCCGCGCAACGATGCGGATGCAGAAGCATTCCAAGCCGTCCGAGGTCAAGGCGCGTGCGTTCAAAAAAGGAGTGGCGTCGTTTCGCGTGTCCGAGGGCAGCTTCGGTGGGACAACGAATGTCTCGGGGCGGCGCGGCGAGTACGGCAGGCAATGGATGGTTGGTCGGCGCGGAACTAAAAAAGCCATTCCAATGGGGTGGTTTAACCCAGATTCGGGAATTTTTGCATTTTTGCAAAACGGATCAAGCAAAGGAGGCAACAAGGGAATGAAACTAAACCGCAGTCCCAACGGGGTCAACCGACTACGCGCCAAGCACCGCAGCCGCAACGGGTGGCGCGTGAAGGATGAGGATTGGAATAACTTCAAGCGTTTGTGGTATGAAGACATGAAAGACACTGATGACCGAATCAAGGACCGGCTCGCAGCCCGAGGTATCACTGCGCGCTCATGGCTTGAGATCATCGACAAGCTGCAAAGCGGATACGCTGAGGGCATCCCCGACTTTGTGCGCCGCGCTCGGCCAATTTCCAATCGCACACGCACGGTGGCGGGCGTCATCGCTACCGGCGAGAAGACAAACAACTTCGAGCTGACTGTGGTTAACGGATCGGGCCTGGCATCGGCAACGGGCGGCGAGCGCAAACTTGAAAGCGCCATCTCGGCCCGCCGCCGCTTCTTCATGAACAGCCTAGATAAGGGATTTTATTCCGACGCGAAGTTTGTAGCCAAGTATCACCCTTGGGCAGTGGTGAAGGAGTATTGACAAAGCGGATACGCGGATACAGTAAAGGGCAATGGCCCTCACTGCGTCGCAATCCGTCCGCCTTGCCGAGATCGAACGCAGGATATCCATGCACGAAAACGTGCTATCCGTTTCGTCTGGACTCGGATCATCCCACTCAGCGCAGGGCGTTAGCTCTACATTTTCAGATACCCAGATACGGATGGCGGTTTCCCAGCTCCCAGTGCTTCAACGAATCAAGGAGCAGTACCTTGCCCTCGCCGCCGCCAAGGAAATCCCCGCGCCTTCTGGAATCAATTTAAGCAACTACGTCCCCGAGTAACATGCCAACGCAACCGACCATTTTAGATGCCAAGGGGAAGCCGGTGCAGTTCTACGTTGGCGAATACGAGGCGAGCCGCAACACCCGCGAGCGCAAGCTCCACGGAGTGTGGGATTACAACACGCGCCCCGAGACGGAAATGCTTCCGTTTACGGATCGCAAAAAGATCATTTCATACCTGCGCCGGTCGCTGCGCAATAACCCCGTGGTCGCCGCGCTGGCCTTCCGCTACGCGCTGGCAATCGGCTCCCCAACGGTTCACGCGATCACCAGCGACGGCGGCTTTAACGACCAAAAAGAACGGTCGCTTGAGAGACGACTGCGCTCCATCATGTACGGGTGCGGCTGGAGCTGGCACCGCATGAACAAGATCATCTCCGTCGAAACGCTCATCGCGGGCGAAGTCTTCGCGGTTGAGGTTGACGACAAGATTCAGCTCATCCCGTCGGAGCTTTGCGGCTCACCGGCCAAGCCCGACGAAAATGAATTTGACGGCATCACCTATGATGCGACTGGCGTGCCCCTTTTTTACCGTTTCGGCGTTCGCAAGCAGACGACGGATCAATTTCAGTCATCTGTTGTGTCGTTCGAGGAAAAGGACGGCGCGCAGCTTGTTCCCGCCGAGTTCGTCTCGCACATCGGCACGCCTATGCGGATCGAAGAGCGCCGTTTTTCTCCGATCCTCGCCTCAGTCATCGGGCAGATCCAGCACCTCGACGACATCATCAAGGCCAAGGTCACGACGGTTAAAAACCAGTCTGCCATGTCGATTTTTTTCACGAAGAATTTTGACCCTGGCATGTTCGCGGAATCGTCCGCGCTATCGTCAACGGTTGAGCAGAATGGTGGCACGATCCTTGCGCAGAGCGTGGCGCGTTCCGCCTATCAGGACATCAAAAACGGCTCGATCATGTACGGCGAGGTTGGCGAGGATGTGAAGCTCATCGAGCCCAGCTTGAACGCGCAGGACTTTTCCTCGTTCGCGCTGATGTTGCTCGATCAAATTTGCGCACCGACCGGACTATTCCCCGAGGAGGTTTTGGTAGGGTATCGCAATAGCAACTACTCATCCGCGCGCGCTGACCGCATTCGCTTGACGGACGTACTCAAAGACATTCGCCGCGAGCGGGAAGTGTTTTGCGACCGCGTGATTGAGCGGCAAACAGCCATCGCCGTTGATTCGGGCGAGATCCCAATCGAGGGCGACGGCATCGCGGACATCTCCTACGGTTGGCCAGTGGTTCGAGAGATCGACGAGACCAAGCACGTTCTCGCCCAGGGCACGGCATTGGCGAACGGTTCCAAGTCTCTAGACGACGTGTGCGCGGAGAACGGCAAATTTGCCGATCAAGTGCAACAGCAGGTCGTGCGCTCGGCGGTTCGCTGGGCCAAGAACGTGCGGGCGTATGCGATGTACGCGGCCCCCACGAAAGAGCAGATCGAAGCGCAACAGGTTACCGCGCAAGAAATCATGGCCTACATGCCGAACGCCACGGCCGCAAGCGAGGCAATCAATGCGCTGGCCAATGCCGACGCGGCAGCCGTCAACGCGGAGGCCAACGCGGCGCGGGCAAGTGTTGGCGCAACAGAAATTCCACCCGTCTAAAAAACAAACTTTCAATTATCTAAAACATCATGGCTGACGCAATCTCACCAAACAGGCTAATCGCTCCCGTTTTATTGGTTAATCCTGATACGCTTGTTCCTTACGCGTCTTCGGCCACCGAGGCCAAGCAAGACGAGGAAACCACCGCCACAAACCGCGCAGGCACCCGCGAGTATAACATGGCGGGAATGACCCGCCAAGCGGTCGGAGCGGCGTCCGCACGCGTGGCACTGCCCACACTGGGGGCGAGCCGCGAACTTTACGTTATGGCGACGCAGCGCTGTTTTTTCTTGTCGGGTGACAGCGCGGTGGTAGCCGCCGCCGCAACGTCACACCCCTTGGCGGCTGACGAGCGTTTCCACCTGCGTATTCCCGCCGGACATACGCACATCTCCTACATCCGCGATAGCGCTGATGGATTCATTAGCATCGTTCCCACCGCCGTATGATCGCCGTAGGAACAATAGGGCAAGTTGGCCGGATCGGACTCAGTGCCAGTAGAAAATCCACCCTGTGGACCCCGGACAAACTCGGCGCTTCGCTTGCCCTGTGGCTCGACGCCGCTGACGCCAGCACGATCACGCTCAACGGCTCCACCGTGAGCCAGTGGAACGACAAGTCGGGCAACGCTCGTCACGCTACGCAGGCCACAGCGGCCAGCCAGCCGACCTACGTATCGTCCGACGCGCTGCTTAATAGCAGGCCCACGGTCAAGGTGCTTGCCGATGCGGGCCTCGTTGGCTTAATCGTGCCCGAAACTTCATATCGAGAAGTTTTTTGTGTCGGCTATTACGGCAACGGAATCCAGTCGTTGGCAACCAACACCAATACGCTATTAGCTGGGCCGTCAGGAGCATTCAATTTTGAGCGCGTTATTGTACTAACTAACACTTCCGAATTAGTCCCTTACAGTGGTATGGGATCGAATTTTACAGGCACCGTCTATAAAAACGGCGACACTGTGGGCACCTCTACTCTCTTGCCCCTGCCCGCTACGTCCATGCGGTTTCGGCGCGACTCGGGATTAAACGTCACGCAGATAACCTATCTCCAATACTCCCCTCTTACGGTGGGTCGAAACTTCCGTGGTGGGTTTGGTGAGTGGGTTTTTATAAAGAGCGACTTGTCCGGCTCCGACAGGCAAAAGCTAGAAGGCTATCTCGCCCACAAGTGGGGAACAACCGGCGGCTTGGCCGCCGATCACCCATTCAAGACCCTCGCACCCGCAGCATGATATACGCCATATATCCCACTCGGGCCGCCGCAGAAGAGGCGCTCGCCGCAATTAACCCTGCATACCTAGCCACGGTGCGTGAGGTGCGCGTGGATGGCATCATGCAACCGCTGCCGCCTATTACGCAGTGGTGGGCTGATCCAATCGAGTGCGCCGAGGGTTGGGCGTTTTTAAAGCCAAACTGCTCGCAGATCTGCACGCTGCTCGGCGAACACACCGAGGCCGAGAGCATCACCTAAAACAGCACACATCCAACTTTTAATTTATGCCCCTCGTTCAATTTTACAACGCAGAGCCGCTCCAACTCACCAACGTCGATTCAGAAAACGGCATCCTCCGCAACGTCGCGCTTATGTCGATTGGCGAGGCTGCGGGCCACGACTGCCGCGTGGACTTGGGCACCTTGCAAGGGCTCTTTCAGTTGAGCCAAGGCAAGAGCGTAAAAGCCTTTTTAAACCACTCCTACAACCCCGCGCCAACGGAAGTCGTAGGCGTGTTCTCCGGCATCTACATCGACGCTGAAAAAGGAGTGCTACGCGCCTCGCAATTCAAGGCGCTCGAAGCATTCAAGAACCACAACCGCCAAGCCTACGACACTCTCTTCGAGCTGGCCATGACTGCGCCGGAATCCTTCGGCGTTTCTGTCTCAATTTACCACGATCTTGAGGAGTCGGCGGACGGTGGCAGCGCCTTCATTCGCCCGACCTCGATTGAGTCTGCCGACTTCGTTTCCGCGCCCGCAGCAAACAAAGCCCTTTTCAGCAAGGAAACACCGCTTGACGTATCAGAGAAACCAATACACAACGAAATCACCACCGCTTTACTTGTAGTTGAAAAATCACCACACGCACACTTTATGAGCACACTTAAAGACATCCATTCCGCCTTCGGGAAAAATCCTGAACACGTTGCCCGCGCCGTCAAATTCGCTGCCGAAAACCCCGAGGCTAAACCCGAGGATGTTATCGACGCCGTAAAAGATCAGCTTTCCGAAGAAGACCAAGCCGCCCTAATTGCCGAGCGTGACGCTCTGGTGATTGAGGTCGCCGCTCTTAAAGCCAAGATTTCCGCGCTCGAGCCCGACGCGGAAAAAGCCGCTGACCTCTCCAAGAAAAACAGCGAGCTCGCCGAGCAAGTCGCCCAGCTTTCCAAGCGCACCGCACGTTTCGGTATCCGCCCTGTTAATACCGGAGCCCACGAAGTAAAAGAGGTGAAGTCTATCACCCGCGCCGAGTTCTCCGCGCTTAACCCCGTTGCTCAAGGCCAGCACGTAGCAGCGGGCGGCAAAATCACCGCCTAATTTCCCATAGCACTCCAACCACGTACACTTAAAATATCATGCCTAACGACCTAACATTGACCTCCTTCGCGGAAAACATTTTCCGCGCTCGCGACAGCGTTTCCCGCGAGCTCATCGGCTTTATCCCCTCCGTTCTCATCAACTCCGATGGCGACGAGGGCGTAAGCATCAACGGAACCGTCAACTCGCTGACCACCGCCGCCCCGACGCTGAACACCAGCTACACCCCCGCGATGACCATTCCTGCGGGCGATGACCAGATCATCGGCAACGCGACGATGACTATCGGCCAAGTCGCCAACGTGCGCATCCCACTGCGCGGCGAGGACGTAAAGAAACTCGACAACGTCGGCCAATATCAGGACGTGCTCGACAAAATGTTTGCCCAGGCATTCCGCCGCATCGGCAACACCATCGAAGCACACGTCGGCTCCGTCGCTCAACTCGGCGCATCCCGTGCTTACGGCACGTCTGGAACGGCTCCCTTCGCCTCCGACCTTTCCGACACCGCGCAGCTTCGGAAAATCCTTGCCGATAACGGCTCACCTCTCAGCGATCTCTCGCTGGTTATCGACACCACAGCAGGCGCGAAGCTGCGCACCTTGACCCAGCTCACCAAGGCCAACGAAGCCGCGTCCGACGCCACCCTTCGCCGTGGCGAGTTGCTCAATGCTCACGGCTTCGCCTTCCGCGAATCCGCCGGAGTCACCTCCTTCGTCAAGGGCGCTGGCACCGGCGCGCTCGTCAATGCTACTGGCGGTCTTGCGGTTGGCGTGACCACGATACCATTCGACACGCTCACGGTTAACACCACCGGCATCAAAGCTGGCGACGTTATCACCTTCGCTGCCGACACCCTCAATCAGTACGTCGTTCTTACCGGCACCACGGCCACCTCGGGCAACATCACGATTGCCGCCCCTGGCCTGCGCGTTGCCATCCCGAACGATAACGCTATCACCGTCACCAACAGCTTCACCGGAAACGTTGGCTTTGACCGTAGCGCCATCGAGCTAGTTATTCGCCCGCCTGCCCAGCCTATGGGAGGCGACCAAGCCGCCGACCGCATGACCGTCACCGATCCTGTTTCCGGTCTGGTTTACGAAGTCGCTCTGTACAAGGGCTATGGCATGAACATGATCGACATTACCACGTTTTACCAAGCCAAGGTTTGGAAGCCTGCGCATGTCGCCATTCTGAAGGGCTAATCAAGCCGACTGACAATGTACGACCCCTCGACGATTCCGGCAATCGACGGCAGCCTTCGCCGAGGGGTTTTTAGTGCCAACATTTACCGCAAGCCGTCCCTCGTTCTCTTTCGCGGGAAAGAGTACACGGCCCGCGTTTCCGAGCCTTCGTTTCAGCGAAAAATAGGGATTTCTGGATACACACAGGAAACCGCTGACATCGAGCTTATGATTGCACTGCCGCTTGGCATGGCCAAGCCGGAAGCGCAGAGCCAAGACAGCATTACGATTTACGAAACCGACCAACACGGCATCCGCTCGGGTTCGACTGTTTATAGAATCACCGACGTTCGCACGGATTTAGCCAAGGACTGCTACCAGTTGACGCTCTCCAAGCGCCGCACTTAAACAGCCATGCAAGCCCCCAGCCTAGAACACCTCATGGACACGCAGGCCAGCATCGAAGCGGGCTTTGTGGCCTACCTAGCGGCCAACGGCGTGACCGCATACGGCACGCGCCACACGGGCGACGAGCCGGATCAAAAGGTCATCGTGCAATACCAGCACGGCGCAAGCACGGGCCACTGCGCAACGACAACCACCACCAACACTGGCCAGAAAGAAGACGACTGGTTCAATGGTGTCATCATTTTCGAGGTTCACACTGAGCGCGCACTTGCCGAGGCATCGCCTGTTTCCGGCTTTGCGTCGCTCCACGATTACCGCGTCGCGCAGATCAAGGCGCTCATGTTGCGCGGATCGCTGAATGGCACGGTGAACGGCAAGACCGCACTGGTGCTCGATTACCACGGGATTGCCGTCCTTTCGTCCGCCGCAGAAGACCACGCCGTAGCCGGTGATGCGTTCGACGTTTCGACGCTCAACTACGCCGTGCAGTTGCAGATCAAGGCCGACGCATGGCCGACGCCTTAACCGCCCCTTTTTTTCTCCAAACTGTATCCAAAAACTGAATACTAATTATGTCTTACGATCCCACTACTTCCGGCGTCACCACTGATGTAACCATCGGCGCAGTCACTTACATCGTCACTGACTTCAGCGACAGCGGCGCTTCCGCTGTTGGCCCTGACTTCCAAAATTCAAACGGTTCATATCGAGGATGCCGCCGTGTCGCTGGTCCGCGTGAAGCATCAATGACCATCGAGCGCGAAAACGCAGCCGAGACTGCGCCGGCCCAATTCGCCACGCTGAATTACCAAGGCAGCGCGTGGGTCATCTTCCAAGTCGCGGAGACTCTCAGCTCGTCTGCAGCTGGAACCTTCGCCCTTACGCTCCGTCGCACTGGGGCCGCTGTCTAATGACAACCGGCCTGCCCCGATCCTTCACGGAGATCGAGGGCTGGCGCGAGGACTTCGACGCAGCTAAGGCGCAACTGCGCGAGGTACGCGACAGCTCTCTTTTCGCATTATCCGACGTTGTTTGCGGGTGCTCCGTTTTGCCGATCACGCTCAAAACGTGGTCGGTGCTCGACGCTATCGAGTCGCCGCTTGTTTGCGGTGGCGAGGTGACGTGCGCGGATGCGTTGCGCGCCCTTTGGATTCTGCGCTCTGATTGGCTGGGCGTGCCAGAAGGGTCGCGCAGGGCTAAGTTTCTGCGTGGATTCCGCGCCAACATGACCTTGCGGGCGTGCGGGTACGACGAACGGTTTATCGTTTACGCGGTTACGCAGCACGTGGAGCGCGGGTTTATCGACATGCCTGGAAGATTCTCGACGGGTTCGACGCCGGAAGACCCCGCCAACCCGTCGCGGGTAAACGTGCAAATCCTCATGGCGGGCGAGATCATGGCCGAGTTTCCCGCGTGGACATTCGAGGCGCTGCGCGAGATTCCGCTTGCGCAGTTTTGGCAGTGGCTCGCCCGCGCGCGCAAGGCCACGAATCCCGAGTATCGCGGCGACCAGTTGACCGACCAAGTGAACCGCCATTATCTCGGCAAGTTGAACGCGCTACGACGCGCAGAAAGAGCTTTTAAAAATGTCTAGCATCAAAGCAAAATTCGGGGCGGATGTGTCGGAGGTTGAGGCAAAGATGCTTCAAGCCACGCGAGCGACCAAGGCTTACGAGCGTGCGGTCAAGGGGCTCGAAAAAGTAGATGTGAAGGATGCGACAGGTAAAAGTCTGGCCCAGATGAACCAGCAGTTTGCCAAGGCTCAATCAGTGATGAAGGGCGGCGCAATTGTTGGCGGTGTTAGTTCAATACTTAACGCTTTTTCAGCACTATCTCAGAGCGCAAAAGAATTGGGATCCGCTGCCTCTGAAAACCAGAAGGCGATGGCAAGCTGGGGCGATTCAGCCAAAAAGGCAAAGAGCGCATTTTCAAATTTCCTTTCTGATGCCGTAGGCAGCGTGGTGCAATTCTCCCGCACGTGGGGCGGACTGCGCTCTGCCGAGGTTGAGGCTGGTGATGCAATGGTGAAGGCATCCGAAGATTCGCTTGCGGCCACGCTCAAAAACATTGAGGCGCGCAAGCGATTGAACGCAGAGGCAAAAGAGTTGGCCAAGATTGATGCGCAGATTGCCGACGAAAAAAAGAAGCGTGGCGAAATCGGCGCGACCGTTGACGAGCTGGCGATTGCTCGCGCAAACGACGTTGCAGCGGCAGCGGAAAAGCTCGCGGAACTTGAGGGCAAAGGGAATGACACAGCCGAAAAACGCGCAGCAATTAAGGCCGCCGAGCTTGAATTTCAAAAGGCGCTTACGGCTGCAAAAAATGCCGACAATGCGGCAATCGCAAAGTTCAACGAATCCGAGTCGAAGGCAGCGCAAGAGCGCCAAGCCGAATTTGAGAAGATGCAAAACGCCCACCAGGAATGGGTGGCGAAGCAGGAAAAGGACGAGGCCGCGTTAGCCGAGGCGCGCTACAAGCACGCATGGGATAACGCCACGCTTGAACAGAAGATCGCGCAGACGAAGAAGGAGGGGCAGGCGGCTTACGCGAAGGCGCAAAGGACGCAGGCGGCAGAAGACATAAAGGCCCTTGGCGAGATGCGCATAAAATACGCCGAGCTGAACGCTGAGAAAGCGGGCGGTGGTAATGGCAAGCAGATGGACTTGGCAGGTGAAGGCACGGGCCGCACTCGCAACGAAAAGGGCCAACTCATGCGCAACGGCGTCGTCATTAGTGAAGCGGATGCCATTCGCACGGAGAAGACCAAGGCTGAGAACAAGGTAATACAGGCAAGCGACGGAAAAAAGCCTGCTGATATTTTGGAGCGAATCGAGAAACTGCTGATGCCAAAGGGCGATTGATAACACCATGTCATCCTACGAAACACACGTCACCACGTCGCCAATCTTCGATAAACCGGCGAAGATCATTTACCCGTTCGCGGATTTGGGAGACCTTGCGACTAAGGAGATTCACCAGCCGCTCGTTCAGCTCGCCGACCGCTACGCACCGCCGACACTAGGGGCTGCGTTTGTGCCTGCAACCGACGCCAATTTTTCGGGCTCTCCGGTGAGCACTGGTTCGGCCTATTGCATAGGAGACACCGAGCCGCAAGAGATAGAGGCGGGGCTCGTTTCATTCGTGCGCAAGTGGGCAAACATCCCTGCCACTCGCAAGGATTATCCGGGAAGCACGGCCTATCCATTCCCAGCGGTCGATAAAGAGACGACCGGAGCATCCAACGTGATAACATCTATCACGGGAATCTCTGGTTCCGTCGCCACGTACAACGTAACCGCACACGGAATTTTGGTAGGCGGAACCTACCGCGTAAACATTCGCAACACTGATAAAACATGGTATTCCACCACCGGAGTGGCAACGTCGGTTACGACAAATTCATTCACCGGCCCCTATAAAAACAGCGGCACTTTCTCGACTGGACTTGTCTGGAGATCGGACAACTTGGGCAACGGATCGCGCACGCGCAACGTGCCAACATGGCAGATCAACGAGTATATTTTGCCGGGTGTGACCGCTGGATACGCAACTGTTGACAGCATCCAGCCGTTTGAGCCGTTTGGGTATTTTGACCAATACGGAAACGCCGGATCGTCAGGCATCACGACCACCACCACGCCCAGCAAATCGGAATACTACGACATGGTGGCGAGAGGTGTCGGGCTTGTGGTGTCATCGTTGGTTGAGCCCTGGAAGGGGTCAATCTACGTTCGCAAAACCATCTACGTGCGTGCACTATGAGCCAAGTTCCAGAAAAGCTCTCAAGCTGGCCGGCTGCGTTTGACGCGCAGGCGCGGAAGATAAACCAGATCATCGACGCGCTGCGCCCGCTCTCAAGCATCGAGGGGCGCAATGGCATCAAGGTGACGGCCTCCGAAATGAATATCGTCGTTGAGATTCCGTCGCCTGATGAGAACGATGGGGGCGGCGGCAGTGGTAGCGGATTGCCCGACGGCTATGGGCCGGAGGAGTGGACTGTTTATGATGGCGGCATAGTGACCACGCGCAATTTCTTGACCGACAATCCGGACTGATGAGCACCTCGCCCACATTCAAATATCGGGGGCCGGACAAGCGTTGCCCGTTTCCGTTTGATCGGGATGCGGTCACAGTGCCAACGATGACCGACGCGGCTTACGATGGGCGGCACGCGCTGCTGCCCCAAGCGGACGGTGACGAGGGGCTGAATGAGGCGTGTCGGCTGTTTTGGCTGACCGAATCTTTTACCCTTACGCTTACCGCGACATCGAGCAGTGAAACAGTGACCCGTTCATTCCCACGGCCCTCGTTTCCTGCCCCTGCAAGCAGATGCAGCCTAGAGGGGCAATTGGCACTCCCCGACGCAGAGGGCGGAATCGTCTGGGATTACTCCACCACGCCCGCGCCGACTTGGGGGCCGGACCCAAGTAGCGGCTACCAGGCGGTGGGTATCCGCTACGCGCAGGACGTGAGCCGGTGGTGCTTGGTTGTGCAGACCCTTGGCGCTACGGCTTGGGATACATCGGAAGGAGATGTATCCGTGGAAATAGGAGGACCAAGTCCTTTTTCCGGCTACGCATACTATGAGGATTTCCCTGGCTGGTACGCGGCATGGTCGCGCACGTCTGCTGGAAGCGTAACCGTGTTTGGCTACGAGTTTCCGCTCTATAAGACGTGTGACACGTCGGCGAGCGGGCCCCGTTTTAATCCTAGTTGGCCTGCGCCTCCTCCGATACCCTCATTCGGCTCGGTATCGGCGACCAGCTCCAGCACGTTTTACACCTTGGTTTGATCGAGCACACTTGACACGCAAGCGCGTATCCAAAAAGTGGGAACATGAGCTGCGCGACTTTGAATCTCTGCTTGGCCGTCGGGTCTTCCCCGATTTGGTCTTTCACGGTCATTGATCCCGAGTCCGCAGGCGCGGCGGTTAACATCAGCGGTTGCACCTTCGAGCTAGTCGTGAAGGCGAGCGAGGTTGACGCGGATGCCGACGCCATTTTTTCGCTTTCCTCGGCAGCAAACGAGATCCTGATTATCACCGCCGCGTCTGGCATCGGCCAAGTGCACCACGACGCCGCAAAGACTGCGCTCCTTGCCGTGAATCAGGTTTACCACTACACGCTCCGCTGCCTGTTCTCCACTGGCGAATTACTGCGCGTGCAAGGCGGGCAACTCAAGGCCGTCGCGCTTTAACCGATGAAGGCTGTCATCAAATGGCTTCGGCTGTCGGCCAAGTTTAAGGCCACCGCCGCCATCCCTCTTTCTAAAATCCGCACGCTGCCAAACGGCACATTCCGCACGATCTCAACCGGCGAAGTCCGCACACTCCCATGACAATCAACGGCCTCACACTCAAAGCTACCCCGCTCTCAACCGACCGCATCGAGCTAGGAGACGGCCAAGGCGCGCAGCTCTCCGCGCTTCCAGTTTCAACGCCGACCACAACGGCAATCGCGGCCGCAAAAGCCGATTGCGTGCAGCTGACGGGCAATCAGACGGTAGCGGGAATCAAAACCTTTTCGAGCAGCCCCGTCGTGCCGACGGCGGCGGCGGGCACGAACACCACTCAGGCTGCATCAACGGCCTTCGTGCAGCAGGAACTTGCGGCAGGCGGATCGACCGCCCGCGCTTTGGTTGTCGAAGTTCGCAACCAGTCAGGAGGAACGATGACTGCTGGCACCGTGGTTTACATCAACGGCGCAACGGGCAATCTCCCGACGATTGCAAAAGCCCTGGGCACGGGGGACGCGACATCAGCGCAGACGATTGGGCTTGTGCAGACCAGCATCGTTAACAACGGCACGGGGCTGGTCGTCATTCGCGGCATCGTAAGCGGGCTTAACACCCAATCTTTGACCGAGGGGCAACAGCTTTATCTCTCGTCAACCGTCGCTGGCGCGTACACTACGACGAAGCAGTACGCCCCAAACCACTTGGTTTACGTGGGCATCGTGACCAGCTCGCACCCGACGCTCGGATCGATTGAGGTGGCGATCCAGAATGGCTACGAGCTTGACGAAATTCACGACGTTTCGGCCCAGAATCCCACCAACGGCGACACGCTGCGTTTTAACTCGACGACGGGGCTCTGGGAAAAGTCGGCGCTGGGCACGCTCGCAACGCAAAGCGGCACGTTCAGCGGAACTTCGAGCGGCACGAACACAGGCGACCAGACGATTAGTCTGACGGGCGACGTAACCGGCAGCGGAACGGGCAGCTTCGCGGCGACGATTGCGGCCAACGCAGTGACCAATGCGAAGGCAGCGCAGGTCGCCACGCAGACTTTCAAGGGTCGCAACACCGCAGGGACTGGCAACGCCGAGGATTTGAGCGTGGCGACGGTCAAGACGATGCTGGCCATCAGCAACGTGAACAACACCTCGGATGCGAATAAGCCCGTCAGCACCGCCCAGCAGACCGCGCTCAACCTCAAGGCGGATCTCGCCTCGCCCTCACTGACGGGAACGCCCACCGCGCCCACGGCTTCGGCGAATACCAACAGCACTCAGATATCGACTACGGCCTACGCCTACGCCGCCGACATCGCCAGCAAAGCCGCGCTGATCGAGCGCGAGGGCCTGCGGTTCGACGGCACGGCGGGCGCTGTGGCTACTGGGCCAGTTTTAGGCTCAAGCGATTACACGATTAGCGGCGTTGCGAAAGTTGACTCGCTTACCGGAACCCAAACGATTGTTGGGTCTATTGCAGGTGGTTTCACGCTAGTGGTAAATAGCTCTGGAAATATTGTGGCCTCATTGCAGGGCACCGGAACGCTCGGCACATCCTCCGGTACTGTAACCGCTGGCACTCCTTTCTTTTTTAGCGTAGTCCGCTCGGGCACTACGGGCACCTTTTACATCAACGGCGTGGCGTCGGGAACATTCACCGATGCGAGCGTTTATACTACCGGCATTACGCTTTTGGGTGCATCTACCGGCGCGGTTAATTACCTCAATGGCACACTGGCTGGCGTTAAGCCGCTAAACTACGCCCTAACGCAGGCCGAAATCACGGCCCTAATCGGTCGCGGTCTGGTCACCCTGCCGGAGCAACGCGGCGGGAGTATGACGGCGCTGAATACGACGACTTTCGTCAACGGTGGCGATGCGGGCGAAATTCCATTTGGCACTTTTAGCGGAGCAAGCGCCACGGGGTTCACGGGCAATGCAGGAGGAGTCACGGCCCGCGCCGTATCGTCACCGTTTGCGGCCCGCCTTGGCCAAAAGTTCAAGGTTACTTTTACCCTAGCGGGCACGCTACCCTCCGTCGTTTTTGTAGATAACGGGGCCAATGGTGACCTCACAGGCGGTGCATATAATATCACTTTAGCATCAGGGGTTAACACATTCACGTTTACCTCGACGGATAACACTACGGCACGCTTTCAAGTCATTGCTTCAGCGTCGGGTTCACTAACCGTTTCCGCCGTGTCGGTCATCCCCCTCGGCACCCTCTTCGAGCAGGACAGCGGCCAGCGCAACGCGGGGTACATGGTGCGCGATACCAGCGGCAACAACCTTGACCTCATCCTGCCAGCAACGGGCGTCTCGGTAATCGACCCCGCCATGCGCGGCGTGATTCGCTTCACGACGAGCACATCGGGCAATCAGCAGATTGGCGGCACGCAGGTTATCATCCCGACGAATGCCCGTATTTCCTCGTGGGTCATCAACTCCAGCGGCACGCCCAATGTCACCCTCGGCAACGTCTCCGCAGGCGCACATTACCGCGCTTCCGCCGCCGTCGTTTCGGGCAACAATCAAATCACCCTCCTCACGCCCTTCACGGCCACGGGTAATCTCTGGGTCAACTCCAGCACCACGGCGACCCTCAAACATACGATCATGTGGGAATACATCCAATGAGCATTTTAACTGACCCCATCGAACTCTCCCCGTGGCCTATGTCGGTAACGGTTTCCACCGAACCCGAGGTGATCGTTTCCGTCACGGGCATTTCGGGCAATAGCTATGTGGTGAGCTACGACGGCGCAGGCATCGGCCTAGAATCTCCGACCACGGCCAACGAGGCCAACGTCGAAGCCGAACTGCCCGCGCTCTGGGCCAACCCGTACCGCTCGCCCGCGCCGCCACCCTCTACCGTAACCCCATTGCAAATCCGCCGCGCCCTCAACGCCTCGGGTATGCGCGGCATGGTCGAAGCCGCCCTCGCCGCCGCCCCACAGGACGCCCGCGATGCGTGGGACTACGCCACCGAGGTCAAGCGCGACGACGCCACCCTTAACGCCATGGCTGCCGCCCTCGGCATGACCTCCGCGCAGGTCGATGACCTGTTCCGACTGGCCGCCTCCTACACGTGAAGATCCTCCTAATCGCCCTCCTCGCCTGCCTCGGCGCTGCGGTCATGGCCGTCATCGTTGCCGAGGAAATCCAACGCCACCGCTCTATGGTCAAATCCCTCCCGCCCTCCTTCACCGTCGCGCCGCATGAAATCGACGGCATGTTGCGCGAGGGATACCCGCTCATCGCCGTCCTCGGCACCGGCTCCATGCAACCCTACATCCCCGCAGGCGAGGGCGTCGTCGCATGGGTCATGGTCGAACGCTGCGATTTCCGCGTTCTCGGCCAAGGAGACCTCGTAGTTTTCCGCACGCCCTCGGGCAACGTCGTACACCAACTCGCCCAGCTCACCTCAGCCGGTTGGATCACCTCGGGCCTTCACAATTCCAGCTACGACACCACCCGCGTTTACCATGAGACATTCGTCGGGCGCGTGGTTAAAACCTACATCATCGAAGAATGAGCCTCATCGACATACTATTCAACGCAGCTGGCGGCGGCGTCGTCGGCTCCATCCTCCATCTCGGCACTGGGTTTTTCGAGACCTGGCAGAAGAAGAAAAACGCCGAGGTTGAAATCCTGCTGATGAACGCCAAGGTCGCCGCCGCAGAGAAGCAGTCCGCTTGGGACGCTTTCGCCGCCTCACAAAAAACCAACGACGCAATCCCCATCCCCGAGGGCGCGGCGTCGTGGGTGGCCTCGCTGCTGGGCATTGTTGAGGCTTTGCGGGCATTTACACGCCCAGGCCTTACGTGGGCCTTGCTCGGCATCCTTTCGCTCGCCTATTTCAACGCACCGGAAGAAGTGCAGGCGGGCATGATCTCCGAACTCCAATTTGCCGCTTTCACTGCAATCTTCTGGTGGCTGGGTAGCCGCTACACTTCCAAGAAATGAACTCCTCCGCAATCGCCGCAGACCTGATTCAAGACCGCACAATCACCGTCGGAGGTTTATTCTCCTTCCCCACGTTCTTCGGCGGCATCACGCTTGCCGAGGCTCATCAGTGGGTCGGATTTTATGCCGTGTGCGTTGGCGCTATCGGGTCAACGCTTGTCGTGATTTACACCGCGCTTAAGATCGTGCGCATGAGTCGTGACAAGAACGCCAAGGAATGAACCTGCCACCCCGCGAAAGCGTAGCGCCCGCCGACGTTATGGCCTACGCGCTCATCGACTGGCAACCGTCGAACCTCGTGCGCTGCCCCAAGTGCCACGCAGCAGGGCTGGCGGGTTTTTCCGCGCGCAATCTCGTTGCCCTCGCCTGCCAGAAGTGCGGGCCGATTGCGCTGCCTGCAGGACTTGGCCAATAAAAAGCCCCACCTGTTACGGCGGGGCTTTGTTTTTTTACAAGGCGCGCGGGGTTTTGACCTACCGGAAAATGGTGAGGATTTGCAGGCGTGAGGACTGCCTAATCTTACCCGTGGAATGCTTAAAACTTTCCAGTTTGGGCGGGGTTACGCCCGCCTATCTGGAAAATCCTATGCCTAGTTCACGTTGGGCAATGAAGATGAATCACGAAAAGCAATCCATACTTCTCCCGCCCAAATGGCTAAAAGAGTGGCTACCGATCCTAGCCAGCTTTGGAATACCAGGATCAGCCATAGTGGCGTATCTGAAGGTTGTCTGGCGAAATACAGACTCAACGGTGTTGGTAAGCACACGGACATTAATAATAGCATCGCTCGGAATAGTGTTCTGCTTGGTTGGATTGTTTTGGGTGTCATTTAAAAGAAAAATTAAAATGAATGAACTAGAAAATACTATTAAACAGGTGAATGAAATTATAGAGCTTAAAAACAAGGAGATTGAAGAACTAAAGAATAAGCAAAAGTCAGAATTCAAACTACCATATTATATTCCGATTTCTGAACGCAATAAATCATCCGGCGGAGGTGACGTTATTTTCAGAAGATGAAAACTGAGCCGAACAAAGCGCTACAGCGAATGAGCATGCTTGTCACGGATTGTGCTCCGAGCGGCACATTCCGCGCCAAGCACGCTCATCGCTGAGCTTCGACGTTCGGCAAAATAAAACGCATCGTGACTTTTCCAACCAACAGTAATCGAATGGACGCCCTCAATAACGACCACGAAATCCAAAACCTACTTCGGGAGTCGGAAGAAATGCTGAAGGTGCTACCGCCCGAACTTGAATTTGGCGTAAAGCATATAAAAGGTAGTTTGGACGTCTTGGAGGAATTGAGGTCATTCATAAATAAAGATTCTGATTTGGTTTCTAAGATTCAGCATTGGGCAGAGAAACAAACTCACCAGTTCGGGCCACTCTAACGCGATCACGCAACCAGTCCCCAAGTAGCGGGTAGTTTTTGCGTGGGCCGATTGCTGCCACGACTAATATGATCGGCAGAAATAGCGCGATTATTACCAACATCCACAACGCGTGGAATACCGTCGTCGGCAGAGCGATTAGGCTATCTATCAATTCGTTTATTTTCTTATTCATGTTTTTCTAAGATTTGAGTTTACATTAAAGGTTATTCGGAAGGGATACAAAGACGCCCAACAAGGCGCTAGAGCCAAGATGCGCATTGGCCCGCTATTGCTTCGATTATCGGGGGTGTTGCGCATCTGGCTCACCTTAAACGTTCGGCATAGGAAGAATCGGAGACATCCAAAACTCGGGAGCGTAGGGCCATTCATAATATCTATCATTCTGCCAATCGTATATCGCCCACTCGCAGCGTTCTTCCCAAATAGTAACCATGCCCTTCAGCCACGTTGACCACTCGGGAGACCACATAAGTATATCGAGCTGATCGCCTACGTTACCAGGAAGCCTGTCAGATGTTTTTATCCAAACGTTGTTCATAAAAAGAAAAAGAAAAAGAAAGCCCAACCAAGCGCTACAGCGAATAGCCCGCTTTAGCCCCTGATTGTTCGGCTAGTTTCAGTGGTCTATCGCTGAGCTTGAACGTTCGGCAAAATAAAACCATCCAATGCAGCCGCTTTCTGATTTAATAGCAAATTGGCAGTCTCGCGTTCATGCTGAATCGAAATCAGCTCTTCTGGCGTCAGCATATCAAAGGTTATCCGAACCAGCTTCCCTTCTCGAATACGAAAGAACACATCGGTAGGAATTGGATCAGGTTCTACGCCGTTATTCTCGATCAAAAGACGTGCATGAGAGTAGTTTAAGTGACGAAATGATGATGCTTCTTCACATTCGAGTTCACGAAGGCGTTTTTTACGGCAAGCACCTTGCTGAGTCTGGCTTTGGTCAGACACAGAAAAATGCTGATGAGTGGATTCGTTATCTTTCGATTGATTCATGGTATGAAGTTTTAATACATAAATGGAGATTTGAATATAGAAAGCATTACGGAATATGAAAACGGAGCCGAACAAAGCGCTACAGCGAATTCCGAGGGCTGTCACGCCTTGTGCTCCGAGCCGCACAGGTCGCGCCATTCCTCTTCATCGCTGAGCTTCGACGTTCGGCAGAAATATATGAGCCATATCGCACTCGCTTGGTTTACGAATAAAACCGAATATGACGCCGTTAAGGTCGTCGCTGGCGTCAAGGACATGCCTTCTACATTCGATGAATGGAAAGTTCTCGCTGAAAAATTCGAGCGCCGAGAGACCGCCAAAGGAACCAGGGTTATACGGTCCATAATTAAGGCGGACGAGTTCTTCGCATTCTGCTCCAAAAATGGGTTGAATGTCGATCCCAAGGCAAGGATTAGATATGCTACTCATTGGGCTGAAAGTAATATTAAAGATGCAAGAAATTAAAGCACGGAGTCGAACCAACGCGTATGAATATTTCTGGAGCCAGAAACCCAAACCGCACTGAGCCCAACCAAGCGCTACAGCGAATAGCCCGCTTTTGCCCCTGATTATTCGGGTATTTGTTTGTGGTCTATCGCTGAGCTTGAACGTTAGGCAATGGTCGGAAATCGGGGAATGTGAGCACTTCTTTAAGTCGAGGCCATGCCCACTTTCGGAACGCTTCTTGCCCTCGTAATTTAATGATTTTAGGCGCTAGTGATTCGCCCTCGTAAATGTCGATGGTCGAAATCGCGTCACCATTGCAAACTGCGGGACCGTTCGGGTGGGCGATAAGTACCCATCCATCTCCTAGGTCGGCTAGTTTTTGATATTTGTCGCCCCAAAATGTAAAGGTAGGGGCTGTCATTGGTTTTTCACTCATGTTTATTTTTCGTGGTTTTTTAGACACGTTGCCGCGTCATGTTTATTTATTGGTTATTTCGGAATCGAGCAATCGAGCCCCACCAGTCGCTACAGCGAATGACCACGCTTAAGCCCCTGATTGTTCGGGAGTTTGTTTGTTGGCTATCGCTGAGCTTCGACGTTGGGCAGAGAATCTCGGAGCCGATAGATTAAAGCCGCAGTTGGTTCTACTTTTTTCCACAGCGGGGTCTCCCACCGATCAACCACGGACTGCGCAGCTTCACGGAGTTTTGATAGTTGCGTCGCCAATTCGCAAATTTGGTCGTTAATCGAGGCTTCATTCGACAGAATCCGTGCGTTCTCACGCTCAAGCCGCTCCACTTTTCCGAGCAGGGCAGCCTCACGTTCAGCTCCCTTGCCGTTGCATGCCACTTGCTCGTTCAGCTCGATCTCAAGCTCGCGGGCGAAGTCCCGCATTTTTGCCCCGCATTCTATCGCTCCTTCCTCGTCCGTGAAGTTGGCGAGCGAATCGTATAGTATATCTGCTTTTGTTTTATCCATAGAGTTTTCGTTTAGTTGTCGGAAATTCAGTCGTTACGGGGCCCAACTACGCGCTACAGCGAATGACCCGCTCAAAGGTTGCTCTGTTTCGGCAGGACGGAGTCCCGAACCAGCCGCTCGAATGCACGGGCTTGGCTGAGATTCGTGATGTGTCGGTAGAGGAGGAATCTGGATGACGTGCATTGATCCACCTTTACCGTTATTGCGACCCTAGCGGGGCCTGCCTTGCGGCCTGCCCCTTTTCTTTTCCCACCTGCGCTCATAGAGTGGCAGCTAGCTTGCGGAGCCCCTCTTTATCGGCCTGCGCCAGCACTAGAAGGTGAATGCACTCTTGGGTGCTTTTTTCGGTCTTAAAGAGGTTTACAGCCTCAGTTAAGGTGACGCCCAAAGAGGCGGCGTAGGTTTCGAGGGCGTTGCAAACTGCGTTCATTGCGTTAGTGGATGTCATGAGTTAGACCCTGACTGCGTTTTGATTGATTGCAAGCACTAATTCAAAATAAATCAAAATAGTTTTCGGAGACGGAAAGCTCAACCACTGAGCCGAACTAGGCGCTACAGCGAACGCATGTAATCGTCACATTGCGTGCTCGCGGTTAGGGCTGCGTCGCTGACCTCAAACGTTGGGCTTCATACCAGCACCTCCCCCACCGCAGGCGTGGGCCGACATTTGCCGGGCTTGCATGGGGCGATCCCGGCCTCGTCGCGCCAGTGCACTATCAGGTTTGGCGATGTTTCCAAGTTGCGGGCGATGGCTCCGGCGGAATAGCCGTTGCGCAGGAGCGCCAGAGCGTAGGCCTTTTTATCGGCGTGCGCCGCTATCATTTTCGGGCCGACTCTCCGGCGGCTGCTCGATTGGGTGCGTGGTGCGAGTTTGATCATGGTGTCGATTTGATTCCTAAATTTTTGTTGGTTGAGGGTTCGGCGGGCGCGGGCGGCTTGTAGGCTCACTCGCCAGTCGCTGCCCGTGATAGTGTTGAATTGGTTCGGGCTCATCAGATTTTAGGGCTGGGGTTGTACTTACCCGCCCCGCAGTGGATAATGATTCCCCCAGCGATGAGCTTCTTGATGTTGCGCTCGGCTGTCCGGCCGGCGCAGGCGCGGGCCTTGATGATGCCGTGTTTGATCTCCGTGTAGGTGAGGCTCTTTCCTTCGCTGAAAACTTCTTCAGCTAGGCACTTCGCCTCATCCATGCTCACCTCGGCGCGGGCCTTGCCTACGCTCGCCACGCTCACGTGGTAGCCCTTTTCGTCGGACCACTCGAAGCAGGGGCCGTCTTTCTCCAAGATCGGCGCGCCTCGGTTGCGCTCAGAGAATACCACCGTCTTACCGTCGGTCTTCTCCATGCGCAGGTTCGTCTCGGCTTTGCGGGCGAGTTGCTTGCCAAGGTGTCCGCGCGCCGCGCTGTCGGCTTTCTCGCCTTCGTTGCGGTGCACCACGCAGATGATCGGCGTGTCGGCGGAAATTGCGTTGCCGTGAAGCTCGGCAATCAGGGCGTTGGATTCCTCGGCATCGTTCACGTCGGCGCAGAGGTCGGCCACGCCGTCGAGGATCACGCCAAACACGCCGACGTTCATGCGCTTGGCCCGCTTGAGGGCTTCGGCAAGTGCCTTGCGCAAGTCGCCCGCGCTCCAGCCTGCCAGCGAAAACGACCACAGCCATGCGGGAGCCGCGGTGAGTTTCGCCCGTGCGACTGCCCGCCTCACGGTCTGGTAGTGGTCGTATGGGCTTTGCTCGGTGTCGATGTGGATCAGGACGCGGCCCTGCTCGGTGCCATCTTTTAAGGTTAGCGTCGGTGCGCAGGCGACAACTCCGAGGGTGTCGATGCCTTCGATCTCCACGCCTTGGCGCTCGCTCTCAGCGACCATTGCGGCGGCCAACAGTGCACCGATAAAGGCGGTCTTGCCGGTCTTTGCCTGAGCAACGATGGCGGTGAGATTGCCTGGCGTGCAGATGGGCTTGTGGTCGATCATCCAGCGGGCCTGTGGTTCGGACGGCGGGCGCTCAAAGGAAAGCATGGCCCCGCGCATGCGTTCACCAAGCGGGGTCTTGCCGTCGCCTGCCGTGCGCAGGGGGGCGACGATCTTCTCTAGGTCTTCCGGCCCGCTGTAGGTGTAGCAGCGCTCAAGCGCGCCGGTGGTGGCCTTGATGATTTCACGCAGCTGGTAGAGCTCGCGCACCTTCTCGATAAAGTATGCCGCCTGCGCCGTGGTCGGCGTGCGCTCGGAGAGCTGCATCAGGTAGGTATAGCCGCCGACATCGGCCAACTTCTTGGACTTCTTGAGCTCTTCGGCGAGGACAGCCAGGTCGATCGGCTTTC